AATACGAAGGTTGTAATGATTATCTTGTGTTGCAAAGACCAGAAATTATAAAAAATATACATAAACAATATTTAAAGGCTGGAAGTGATATTATTGAAACTAACACTTTTGGAGCGTTGGATATTGTATTAAAAGATTACGATTTGGAAGATAAAGTTTTTGAAATGAATAAAACTGCGGCTGAAATTGCTAGAAAAGCGATTAATGAGTATAAAGCTGAAAATCCAAATGAAACTAGAAATTTATATGTGGCTGGAGCTTTAGGGCCTTCGAATAAATCAATTAGTGTTACAGGTGGAGTTACTTTTGAAGAATTGATACATTCTTATTATACTGCAGTTTCAGGACTTTTAGCTGGAGGTGTTGATTTAATTCTATTTGAAACAATACTGATTTTTGCGTATCTAAATTGGTCGGAAGGTTGCACAGCCACAATCACCCTGTCACCTTTGCTATCGAATTTATTCGTCACAACTACAAAACTGCAATCCTTAGTTTCATCATCAGACCTAATAATAAAAGCAGGAGTGTCAATCGCTTTTGAATCTATGATAATATCGCTTGCCTTTAACCCATGAGGATTTCTATCCTGTAACTGTTGAGGTGTTAAGTTTAACTTTTGCTGTATTTCCGTTTTGGTTTTTGCCTGTACAGAAACGACATGTTCTATATTCATAACCATCGGCAAACTATCAATCCCCAAAATCTTAGAAAGAATTTTCGGAGTTTCTTGAATATACACATATCTATTATTATGAGTTCCTGTTTGATAAATATGCTCAAGTAACTGCTCATGGGGAGTCCCCTCGTCGATAATTTTCTGCAACTGAACTTGAGATAGCTCCGCTTCGCTATCTTCCGCATGATTAACAGGCTCATATTTCTGCATATTCTGCGTTGCTTCTTCGATACCGTAAGACCATAACTCCCTAGCCTCTTCGTATCTCTTTAAGTCTTCCTGTAAAGCAAGGCTTGCCCTTCTGTCTCCCGTATGGGAAATGAGTTCCTTGTAGGCATCAATCACAGACTTAATCCAGTCCAGAATCTTCGCCGCAAATCCCTTTGTTTCCTTGTCCGCCAAAATCTCTTTAACTAACTTCTCATCATTCAAGAAACGAGTAGTAGCATCCGCCACAATCTCATCAACGATTTCTTCCTCTGTCATGTTCTGGCCGTAGCTGTTTCTATAGGCTTCCTTCAGCGTATCAAAATCCGTGCCGGAAGAACGCACTAGGCTTTCTACTACATGGCCGCGGAACATCGGATAGGCAATCTCGTTATAATCCTTCAGCCAGTGTGTCATTTCGTGGGCAACCGTTCCCAAAACATTGTCACTTTGCAAGTCGATTGTGATAATTCCCTTTCCCTTTTCATAGGATCCATTAGCACCATCTGCATACTTGGAATCCGTGATACGGAAAAGAAGCCCTGTGTTCTTCCCCAAGGCATTAAGTACAGTCGTCAGATTCTTAGGAGCATGAGGCACGGAATCCATTACGCCGCCTTCTCTCTTCTCCACTCTTTCCTTAAAGTTCTGGTTCCAATTCTTTTCTGTAGCCATCAAATCCCTAAATCCGGCTTTGTAAATCTCCTTTCTTTGCTCCTCGCTAAGCAATGCCATTCTTGCAGTCTTTACAGCTCCTGTCCGCAAATCTTCGTGTCCTGTCTTGTAGTTGTATCGAGCGATATTGTAAATATCATTGTACGCCTTAATGTAAGTCGGAAGGTCTAAGCTGCCGTCATAGTTTTTCATGAAGGCTTGCTTTCCCTCTGTATCGTAATTCCCGGAAAACTCATGCAAAGCATTTTGTTCCATGGCTTTCCGCGTGGAATCTATCTGCTGGATCCTGTTGCTTAACTCCGGTGCTACCGCCTTACTTTCCTCTTCCCGGATATAATCTTCTGTCTGATTATTAGAAAGCACATTGTAAGGCGTGTTATTTCCCTCCCCAGACTGCACAGGCTCGCCGTTATGGCTTGTTTCTGCTTCAAGGGTAGAATTATTCGCCTCTGCCTGTTTGGAAGCCTCTATGGCGGCGTTATCAATGGCATTGCCTAAATATCCCCTATCCATCAAGCTTACTTTCTGCCCCTTGGCTTCCTTCTCCGCAAGCCTTGTAGCTACCTCATGGATAGCCTTTCCCTCTTCGGTGGAGGTGTCGGCGCTATCGGCAATATCTTGATAGGTTCCATTCATTCCGCTATAGGCAAATCCGTTCCGAATAGTATTGGACATTCCGGCAAGTCCTGTAGAGAATCCACCGGACAATGCGCCACCAAGTCCGGACATTGCAACATTGGCCGCAATCCCTTTAGCGGTATTAAATTTCGCTTCCTTGTCACTCTCTCCAGCTTGCCTTCTAGCAAGATATTCCTGTACCATATCGGATTGCTTGCCCTTAATGAGGTAATCGGACGCTGTATTGGTTAATTCCGTTCCCATTTCCTCAATGGCTTCCTGTCCCATTTGCTTAAGGACATTCTTTGCAATCTCTTTTCCGGTAGTTCCCAGACCGTTTTTAGACATTTCCAAGAAATGAGATTGCGGGGCAAACTCCCAAGCCGCTTCGGCTACACCTTTTGCCAGTCCGCTTAAAAGCATCTGGTCTCTTGTGATATTAGGATTATCTACGTCTTCAAGGTATTCTTGATTGGCCGCATTCCCCGCCGCAAGGGCAAGTCCTCCAGTTCCGAACAAGGTGGCGTTCGCCGCGGAGCTGGCCGCATCCAATGCAGTACCGCCGACAAAGTTCGCAATCTTTTCCCCAGTGTCCTCTACACCGTCATATTTCATGCCCAAGTTATTTCTAAGGGCACGCAATGAACCTTCCCGCATAGCATTGCTTCTAAATGCGCCGTTCATGTTCTGGGAAGAAATCTTATCGTCAGACATGATTTGCTCTGCCGTGTTTCTAATTCCCTCGAATCCGCTATCAATATTTGAAAGAACATATTGCCCGGCACCAACAACAGGAGCCAGCTTCCCTACAATAGGCTTTTGAGACAGCCTATTAAGATAAGCATACTCCCTCGTATTCTCGTAGGCATCCTTCACTAAGCCTTGAAAGTCAATAGGAACGCCGCCGGAAATATCCTGGCTTGTAGTTCCGTTATTAGCTTGATAGCTTTTAAGATTAGCCATAGCCTCTGGGCTTAGTGTGGTAGGCGTATTATAGGTTCTTGCCGGAGCCGTTGCTGTAGGATTCTGGATAGGCTTCTCAACATTTCCAATCGCCCCTTGCTTTTCACTCCAGTTATAGCCGCCTCCGTTGTTTTCTACAGGGTTCATCTTTGGAAGCTTGAAGGAAAAGCCGGCGGGTTTCGTGGTGCCTTGCCCCTTATTAAGCCATCTCTCCCTATACCCAAGCGGAGAAGAATCAAAGCTACCGCTCTTTTGAGCCGTAGCCTGGATCTCTCCTTGTGGGGAAGAATTAGAAATAGGGGAAGCTGGCCTTGCCACGCTCCCCTCTGTTCTTCTTGCCCTCTCTGCAATATATCCTTGCACAAGCTTTCTATTCTCTTCCTGTTGCTTAGTGTCAAATAAAGAACTGAATCTTCCCATATTCTCCCCCTTTTATCTTAATATCCTCTCTTCTCTCTTGCCTTTCTTAACTCATTCCTTGTGATGTAGGTAAGCGGATCGTCCGGCGTAACATCAAGGTCATAATCAACGCCATCATGAGCAAAGATATCTTGTAATGCCGTCTTTGTATTGTTTGCCGGCGTTGGTTTTGCAGTGACATTGTTTGCCCCTTTGTTAAAGAAAGGAATATATGCATCCATCAAATCATGCACGTTTCTTAATGGTTTTCCCGTCTTTCCTGTCTCTGCCTTTACAGGTGCCACCTTTACTTCCGTTTGCTTCCCTTTCCTTCCTCTTCTTCCGCCTCTGCCGCCTCCACCGGAACGACCGCCACCGCCGCCGCTGGCTCCGCCTAGTGCCATCTGCGCAAGCGCTTGCTTAGTCTTTTCGATATTTAATCGAGACAGTTCGTTATCAAGCTCCTGTGCTTCCTTCTTCATGGCGTATTCCTTCGCCCACTGCTCCTCTGCCTTGTCTTGCTGGTATGCATTTAAGTCGGCGCTTCTGTCGGCGTTGTACTGCCCGGCTAAGTGATTCGTACCGTTCCAGTAGTTGGATGTATTCGCATTGTAGACATTCAAGTCATTAGCCATCTCGCCATTAAGGGCATTGAGATAGTAATTTCTATCATTCATCCAGTCGCTTACTGTGTCTCTGTAGCGGCTATAGTCGGTGTTATCCTGTCCTTGGAATGCCTGAAGCTGGTTATACCGATTAGCGCGATCATCCCGGTACATTTGATAAGCCTTGTCTCTAAACTCCAATGCCTTATCATTCAATCCGCCCATGGTGGTATCATAGGCTTGCTGTCCTACTTGCTGGGCGTATGTAGAACCATAGCCCCCGGACTGCGCCTGTGCGTTCGCCATAGTGTCTTGCATTGCCCTTCTTGCGGAATCCGTATACCTTTGGGCATACATCTTATACAAGTCGTCATTCTGAAGGTCTTTCCCGGTATAAGAGAATTTCTTTTCCCCATAGATTCCGTCCAGTAAGCTGGAAATCTGCGCCTCATACTTTGACTTGAAGGGGTCTGGTCGCTCCCCCTCTACCTTCTTTAGCTGTTCTCTCCTGGCATCCACATATTCAGATTCGCTGTAGTCGCCCGGCATGGATCCTAATCGTGCCGTGTACGCCTTGTATGCCTTGTCCACCTGTTCGGATGGTGTATATCCCCTTGTGGGATAGCTTACCTTCCCACTTTCGCTTGTGCTGGTTGTTACATTCTGCGCCGGGGGATTTACAGGAGCGGGCGCTTGCTGATTTACCCCAGCCATTACATTCGCTGAAGGATTGTTATTCCCGCCTCCGTTTCTTAACTGATTTAAAAGACTAATGTTCTGACTTGCCGTTCCTGTGTAGCCTGTCATGCCCATCTGGCTGGCAAGCTGTTTTCTGGCCGCATAGGAACTTCCTTGTCCCTTTTGGTTTAAATAGTCAACGATTGAATTACTTAGCGCCATCTTCTTCCCCCTTTTCCTCTACTGTCGCCATCCCTGTAATTAGCTGGTAGGCTGTAACGATGTTTACCATGTTTTGAATCCCGCTTATATTTACCCGGTTAAGCAGTTCCGCCGCTTTCGCTAGTTCCTTTTCCATCCTTTATCCTCCTGTATAGTTCTTGAATCATTTTTACCCTTAACGGGATAAGTTCCGCATAAGGCACCGTCAAATATTCCCCCTCTTGCCTTACAATGCTGGGAAGGTCGGAATCCTTGAATGCTTTATCAAGCTCCTGTGCGATATAGCCTATCTTCCTATCCGCATTCCCTTTTAGCTGGTACTCAACAGGCCGTAGTTTCTGGAAAAGGGATAGAACCTTCTCTCCGTCTATATCCTTGATTCCTTCCTTAAGCCGGGCATCCGACCATGATTCCCATTTTTCGTTAAATATTTCTGAACACCTGGCACGGTTCGCGGGGGTTTTTGCTCCGCTCCTTCCCGCCAAGGTGCAAGCGCCTTTTACATGGAGAACATCAAAGCTAAAGTTCGGAAGTGTCCCGTGAGGAACGCCGTCAGAATCTACTTCTTGATTCCAGCCATAGGTAGCATCTATAACCCCGGAAACATACAGTTCGCCCTTGAAGGATGTTGTGGAGCTTTCCTTGCTTTCCTTGTCTATCCTCCTGTTAGAGGTCATTGTTACAGGCTTCCCTTGGATATTATCCGGGTTACAGTCGATATTCTCCGCCGTTGCTCCTCTGAGGTTCATATAGTGTGCCTCGATTGTTCCGGATCCAATCGCCGTATTCTCCGCACCGACTAAGGTATTCCCGCTAATGGTGAATCCCCCTAGGCTTCCGGTGGTGGCGTTTACTGTTCCCTTAAACCTCATGCCGCTTTCATTTATAGTTAGGTGCTTAGTGTTCACCAAGAACCTTTTCCCTATGAGTTCTATATGTTCCCCGATAGATAGTTCCGTGTTCAGCTTGCTTACAACATCCTTTTTCTTTACGCCAAGCTGTAGAATGTTGCTCGTATTTTCAAAGTAGGTCTCTACATTGCTATCAAATCTCCGAAATCGGAACAAAATCTTCTCATAGTTAATTTCAAATTCCTTTATAGCCTTTTCCGTTTCCTCATAGTCCTTTATAAAATCCTCTGAAAAGGAGGCGGGGAAAGATACGTTTTCCGAGGCATAGCGGATAATCTTCTGGTTTTGCAGTAAAAGATTCCGTATTTTTGTCATCTCATCCATATCTTTCCCCCATGGTATGAAGAATTTTATCTAAGCAACAAGTGATAGAGTCAACGTCCAGCGCAAGGATTCCCCCTTGCATTTCCTTTGTAAATCTCTTGTCTACTTCTTGCGCGATAAAGCCAGTCGAGCGATTACCGCTCCCCTTAAATGTAAAGCTTTTCGGAGAAATATTCCCAAGCAAAAGGCTACTTTCTTCCGTCTCAATCCCTCGAATGTTTTCCTTCAGCCTTATATCAGACCATGTAGAATTTGCCGTCCTGGATCGTACCTTCTGGCATTGTATATTTCCGGAAACCACAAGGCCGCCCTCCGGGTCAACGTTGGTATTGTAACGATTAGGGTACTTCTCGTCGTTATCCGCCTCCAGCTCATCCTCAGAAGGCCGCTTAGGGGAAGAGGGGATAGCTTCTCCGTATGCTCTTTGTGTGGTGTAGATTCTCATGCTTCCGCAAGTAAGCCTTTTGGAAGATTCCATAGCGGAGCAGGAGAACCCGCCAAGGAACTTTGCCCCGCTTACGTTGATATCCTCAAAGTTTCCCTTGAATGTTGCATTAATATTCACGTTTCCGTAGGCGTTTATTGTCCTTCCTTCTCCATAATCCGCGACAATAGACCTTGCCTCAATCTTGGAATTGCTTCCGCCCGCCCAAGACGTATGATTCCCGGTAGTTTTAATTCTCCATCCGGCAATCTCTCCACCTTTAGCATGGATTTCCCCTTTGGCTACGGCTTGCGTATCGGTTAGGACAAAGTTCTGCGTAGATATGTCCAGCCTCTCTCCCTCGATGGATATAGCCTCCTCCGAAAAAGTGATTATGCTGGTTATGTCTCCCATTGATAGAGCAAGCCTTATCTGCTCCATTTGCTGTTCGTATGCTGTTTTTGACTTGTTTACAAGGTCGGTGTAGACAGTCCTTAGTCCGTTTCCCCTTACCTCCAGCATGGAAGCAAAATGCTTTGTTTCTTGATACCGCTGCAGTTCCTCCGCGCTAAAGTTATCTTCCGGATCCAGTGAGGAAAAAACATTCTGCACCGCCCTATTGATTCTTGTTATATGTCCTTCCACATCCCTAGTGCTTTTTATGCTATTCGGACTTTCCGCTTTATACAGCATGAGAAATTTTCCTCCCTATTTTTTCTCAAAGCGTCTCAAAATTTCTCAATTCCTGAATCGCTTTGCAGATTACGCCGTTGAATCCCTCATAATCTAGGGCGTAATATCCGTTTTCCATCTCTCCAACTAGTCCGTAAGGGTCTCCCCCGGCAAGAATATCCTGTGCTATAAAGCCGTAATGTGTACAGGAATCGCCCTTTAGGCGGTATTCAACAGGGCGCAAGGATAAAATGTACTCTAAGGCGTTCTCAATAGGTTTGATGTCCGTTTTCAGTCGCCTGTCACTCCATGCCATTCCCCTGTTATTTGAGTACACATCAAAGCAATCCAGCAATCCGTCAATGTATGCTTCGTTACACTGGCCGCAATTCGCCTGTACGGAAGAGGTGCAGACTACATCCTCGCAGTAGAACCAGCCGAAATAGGTATTTGTGGAGGTTTGCACATTGCAGTTACTAAAATCCACATGGCACCCGGTAATATCTTTGTCGGTGGTAATATCCAACTGCCCCCTTACATTCACAGTTGTTCCTCCTAGGCCGCACGCCGATATAGTGTCGCCCCTTAGGAACTCTGTGTTCCCCTCCTTCACAATCTGGAATCCGCCGAAATTGCCCGCCTCTGCATAAATCTCCCCGGAAAGCGTTAGGTTTCCTTCTCTATCAAGCCGGAAATTATCAGAGTAGACCTGTAAAGCCGTTCCTCTGATATGGATTTTGTCCTTGGATATGTTTACCTCATTTACCACATCCCCACGCTTTGCATACAGGCTAATCTCTCTTGCGGTCTGCTCAATTCCCGCCTTTAGCTTTTCCTCGCTGTTCTCCAGCGCCAAGGAGAATCTGTCCATGCTTTGGATAAGTTCGACAGCCTTCTCCCCGTTTTGGAAGAATTTCTTGTACTCAGCCGGAGCCATATTGTCATGATCCACATTTTCCGATAGATACCGGATTTTCTTATTCAACTCGTCAAGATACGCCTTAACCTTCTCCAAGTCGTTAATCTCGCCTATATCTATCCTTGGAACGCTAAATACGCTCATCGTTCGCTTCCTTTCCCTATGGTCTTGCTCATGCCGTACAGGATAAACCATCCATGCCCTTCCAGTCTGTACTGGTATCTTTCGCATTTCTTTAGCTTTAACGGCACTGTGTAGGTGTTCCGCCTATCTGCCGTGATTGAAGCAACCCTTCTCCAAGTAACATCATTGTCATACCTCACATAGACAGCAAAATAGGCATCCGTCTCCAACTCTACATTGAATTGCAAGGAATGGACTTTCTTCTGGTCGATTGTACCTTCCTCCAGATATACGGACTCCAGATACCAGTCCATATCCCCGGAGCGCATTGCCGATTCTGAATCAATGAATCTCACGCTTATATCGTTCTCATTTTCTCTTGTCTCATATAACGCGCCTTGTGCATAAAATCTACTTAACAATTTGTTATCATGTTCGCCCTCTTTCAGCCATATATTGCGCGCTAAATCATAAACGTAGGTAGTTGTTTTTCTGCGATAAGTTAAATCAACGTAATACTTTCCATTCCATTGGTTCGCAACAGCGCTATCCCACCTGAGGTTTAGCTTGTCTGATACGGATTCCGGCATTCCCCCGGTATACGCCATAATGGCATCACGGCCTACATACATTACAGTCTCATTCACATGGCAAAGCGACCTACTACACCCTTTCGCCACACCCCTTGCCTGTACGGTGTCGAGACTAAAGTTAGACGGTTTCGTTCCGTAGATTGTATGGATATAGTCTTCTTTGAAGAACACAACATACCCTTGCTGGGATATAACCCCTGTAAAATCTCCATCACTTCCAACAGATACCGCGTAGCTATCCGCCGCCGTGCCTTGATAGCTGTTCCAGTTGGTAGGGTCTCCAAGTTTTGAAGCATAAATCTCATGATTCGCGCTGGAGCAACCCCACAGGCGGTTGTTGAACTCACAAACAAAGTCTAAGTCCGGAAGCTTTCTTTCAATCTTTACGCCCCTCTCCTCCGTAATACTCCGAAGGGCAGCGCCGTTCTCGTCTACTGCGGTTATAACAATAAAGTTATCCCCTATTTCCTTAATGGCCTTAGCCCCATTTAATACATTCGTGTACTGAGTAAAGCCGGACAGGGTAACAACATCGTCCTTCTTAAAGGCTTTCCCCAAGTTAGTTCCTTGAATCTTTACAAAGCTGGAGCCTTCAGATACAGGAGCAATGGATATACTGCCGCTTTGCGTGTAAGAGGCTTCCATGTCCAACAATTCCCCTGTCGCTGTGTTATAGACTTGCTTATCCGGGAAAATACAGATATATGCCCCCATGCCTACAAGCGTTCTATCCAGTTTATTTCTGTACAAGTTCAGTATTCTTTTGCTACCGTTTTCCCTTTGTCGCATTATTGAGTTTTCGTCGATAAGGTAAATTTCATTCTTAACAAAAATCTGGCAAGGCTTTTCAGCAGTATAGAAATCATCATTTGCTACAGGTGCAGTCAATGACGGATAAAGCCTTGACGACACGTTTTTCATGTCCAAAAACTCATTATCCGCCCCTACGCTTGACTGATTCAGGCCACCAAATACGCCTATCATCTGCTTGCTTTTTCCTATCGGTTGCATTGGCTTGAATCTCATTAAATCAACCCCCTTGCTTTTCTTTCTCCATGGACTAAGTAGCGGTTAAGATAGGACAGCCATGCTTCCTTCTCGGCATTGTATGCCTGTACCGCATTGGTATAGCTTTCTATCTCATCCTCTGCATAGTCTATTTTCGCTTTAATATAGTTTGTATAGATTCCTAAAAACCTACTGTCTAGGATAACTACAGCATCTTCATCCCCCTGTGTATAGGATTTAAGGGAAGGAAGCAGTCTCATAGGTTCGCTTTCCTTCATTTTCCCTAACGGTTCTACAATCCGATACGGACTAGTCCCCATAATGGTAAGCCTTCCCTCCGGCTCTGCCTTTGCCTCTCTCTCTGCATTGGTATAGCCTTCTAGCGTGTCCGTCTCCCCATGGAGGAACGCCCGCCCATTAATAGGCTTAACCTCCACTTCCTTGCCACGCTTAAAGCCAAGGTACAAGTCGAAAACCTCCGCTTCTACCTCGTTGAGATACTGTATTTTTGCTTCCCTATCCACATTGTTCGGCCGCATTGCATCCACCATGGCCAGAATTTCCCCTACTGTAAGTTTCATTTCACTACCTCCTTTTTCTTTGTATTATCTCGAAAAAGGCTGGATTTTTCCCAAGCAAAAAGGAGGGCGAACCCTCCTTATCCCGGTAACGCAACGCGGAAGCATATTGGAATACAATATTCATTTTTTTTCTGTTCTTTTGTGAATACATTTTCGTATTCGGCGCTAAAGTTCGTTCCGTAATAAGATGTTAAAGCTTGCCTACCCCCCGGTTGCGCATCTAACAATACAAATCCAATCGAGCTTTTATTCTCTTTTATACAAACCCTCTCATCTTGACTTTTGGCAAAAAGTGGATACTGGAAAAACTCATCAGAGTACGGCGCAACTTTATCCTCGTAGTAACTTTTCCCAAAAACCTCACACTTGGTCGGCGCCCAGATTTTCATTTGTCCCGCATCATTAATATACTTAGTGTAAATAAACCGCATTAAACTTGCATTATCAGCAATAAATTCCTTATTCCATTCATTTATAATACTAGCCGTTTTCCATCTCCCGGTTCTCGTAAATGTTTTAAGCTTTTCCATATCCATGAATGCAGAAGTATTTCTTTCATCCAAGCATATAAAATCAATATGCGGAGTACCAATATTATACGGATTCACCCCCAGCACTTTAAATTTAAGCTTCCTGTTCTTCTGCTCCCAGTCATAGTAAAAATAATCGCCCGGGCGAATGTGTCCGTACTCGCCTTTTCGCATTGCAATTTGAAGTCCAGCAAGAACATATTGTCCGCTACTGTTGATAGGATATCCAAGCAACTCTGCAATATTGCGTTCTGGTTGTTTTTCCAACTCTACAAGCTTAAGGAGCTTTTCTTGCTCTTCAGTAAGTCCAGCACCTGTCTTTACCTTGCCAATTTCCCCGGAAACGTACTTACGCATTTCCGTCAATCCCTTTGCGTAAAGATCCCATACTCCGGTTCTGAATCCAGACAAGGAGTTTTTAAAGAAATATCCGGGAATAATACTTGTCCCATCTATGCTTAGGTCTGCGGATATGTCTTGCGACCATTTCCTCACATCGGATTCTATCGTACCCTTTCCATCTGCGAATCTGGAGGTTATAGAATCATTTGCGACCTTTCTCGCTAAGGTTGTTGCCTCTGCTTCTGTGATTCCGCTCTTTACATTACCAACGGCAGAATCAACATAGGTTTTCATTTCTTCCTTTGTTATAGATACTTTCCCGCTTGCTTCCGCTTTCTTTAACGCTTCTAGTGTCTTGGCTTCGGAATCCTTTGCCTTCTGTGCTGATACGCTCGCTTCCGTCTTAAAGCCTTCCACTTTACCCTCCGAAAGCTTAGCATTGTTCGCAAAGGTCTCCGCTCTATCGGCGTTCTGCTTTGCCCTATCCACCGTGGAGTTTGCTTCATTCTTTAAGGCCTGTACTTCCCCTTTAATGCTGTTAGCCGCATTCTTAGCAGAGATAGCTTCGTTCTTTGCATTGTTTGCTTCTGTCTTTGCATTTACCGCTTCGTTTCGCGCCGTTGTAGCTTCTGCCTTAGAAGATTCTGCCGAACTAGCATATTGCTGAGCGGTATTCATGGCGGAAATAACCTCTGACCTAACAGAAACTACATCCTTCTTATCCCTAGAAACAGCCTCCTTATCTTCCTTTATGCTATCTCTATAGCCCTTTGCTTCTTCCGATATCGCCTTGATTTTCTCTTCCTCAGAAACAATGTTTGCTAATGACTGATTTCTTTTCTCTTCTGCTTCTTCTCTCTTTTCCTCTGCAACGATCCTTTTCTTTTCCGCCTCTACTCGTGCAGCTTCACCTACTCCGATTGTCTCGAACTTCTTTTCTAACTGTTCCAACTCGGAAAGAGTAGACCGAGAAACCACCACACTATCTAACGATTTTTCGATATAAACAGCCGCCTGATAGGACTTCCAACGGCAAGAGCCTTCCCTATCAAATGCATCTAACTGAATAAAAGCTGTCCCCGGATGGCTTAGCGTAACAGATGAAACAAGCCATCTAAGAATAATGCTATCATCCGTTACAATCTTTTCAAGGTCGCTTCTATCTGATTGCTTTGTGCCAACGTAACGAATGTTTAGCTTAAATATCAAGTTGGCCAGATCTATACCATCCCCGGATAAACGGTCTATGCTGAACTCTCTTACAGTGGTTTCCGCCTCTCCTACTGCCGCAATGCTTTGTTCCTCTCCGGAAATGAATAAGGTTTTGCTTCGTACTTTAATCATCTTTTCCCCTCCTGTATAAAATAAAGGCG